GGAGAAGGAAATCGAAGCACGACATGTCAAGATATGTGTCGTGCTTTGCTATTTCTAGGGTTCATAGTATTTATTATAAATATTTTAGAATGAATCTTGACCTCGACTTAAATAGTGATTTAGAAAACAAAAAGAATAAGAAACAAAAGGAAGAAGAAATTTTTCCCGAACACGTTCCCGTTGTACCTTATGACTATTTAAAAGAACAGCAAAAAGAAGATGCTAGAAAATTAGCAAAGAAGTTAAGAAAGCAGGGTAGTATTGAAGCGGTTGTGCTCACCAAAGCTGGTCTTGCTAAGAAAGCCAGTGAATTAACTGTTACCGAGCAAGAAGATGAATATGTTCGTTGTGCTAAAAACCCAATATATTTCATTGAAACATATCTAACAATTTTTGACCAGACTCAGGGTGTTGATGGTCTTATTGTTCCTTTCAAACTATTTGACTTCCAGAAAGACTTAATCAAAGCATTCCAAAAGAATAGATTCGTTGTCGCTAACAAATACCGTCAGGCAGGTATTAGTACAACTACTTGTGCTTATATCGCATGGTATGTTATGTTCAACAAAAACCGTCAGGCAGCAATTGTTGCAGATAAACTTGAAACAGCAACTGGTGAATTGATGAGTGATGTTGTTGAATTCATTGAAGGTTGTCCTGCATGGCTTAGACCTAAGACTGGTAGGAATACTGAAGAGAATCTCAAAGACACACAGAAACTAAAAATTTACGATAATAAATCAAGACTCGGTGCATTCGCATCAAAGTCACTTCGTGGTATGACACCAACACTGTTATTTTGGGATGAAACTGCATGGGCAGAAAAGGGTGATAAATTCTGGACTTCAGCACAACCAACATTACAGACTGGTGGTCGTGCAATCATGGTTAGTACACCTTCTGGACTTGATGCTGTTTTCTATAAGACATTCCAAGGCGCAAGAGATGGAGATAATAACTTCCATGCTGTTGAACTCTGGTGGTTTAACGACCCAAGATATAATAAAGATTTGGTTTGGTTAAAAAATAAAGGAAAAACCAACGAAATCCGTTTAGAAGATAATGGTAATTCGAACGAACAACGAATTAAACTAATGAATGATGGCTGGGAAGCTAGTAGTCCTTGGTTTGAGGAACAAGTTCGAAATGCTAACGGTGATATGCGTAAAATTTCGCAGGAACTACTTTGTTCATTTCTTGGTTCTGGTGATAACTTTATTGCTGAAGAATACCTGAAAAGAATTGAAGACGAAGAAATTCAGAATGAATTTGTACAGGAATACACTGACTTAAATATGTGGATTTTTGAGGAAGCTAAAGCTGGTGAAACGTACATTATGGCACTGGATGCCTCGCCCGGGCACGGTGAAGACAACTCGACTCTGAACATGTTAAAAATTCGTGAAATAATTGAAGAGCAACCAGTTACAAAGAACGGAAAAACAAAATTAGTTAAAGTTAAGCGACATAAAGTCGAGCAGGTTGCTGAATATTATGGAAAAGTAACACCTCAAATGCTTGCAGAAATTGCATATCAATATGGGAAGCGTTATAATGATGCGTATGCTGTTGTGGATGTTACTGGTGGTTATGGTGTGCAAACAGTTGAAAAACTTTTGGAATTTGGATATGAAAATATTCACTATGCCGAAGTAACTCACAAACCAACAAGAGATAGATTATCTGGATATATTAAAAGGGGAACAAAGGAAATGTCTGATGGAAAAATGGTTAACGTAGACCTCATCCCCGGTTTCTTCATCGGTAACAACCGACCATCAGTTATTCTTGAAATGCAGAGAGCTATTCATTTAGAGGATGTTGTTATCAGGTCAATAAGATTACTCAATGAGTTAAAAACGTTTGTTACTGTGGCTGGAAACCGTGTTGCTGACCATAAACGTACTTTCCATGATGATAGTATTATGGGATTGGCAATTGGATTATTTGTTCTGAATTTCGATATGGCAAAATTTAAGCAAAGTAAGGGGATTAATGAAAAAATGCTTAAATCAATTCTAACCATTAACGATATGAAGGATATTGGGGAGAAGAAAAAATTAAAATATAAACCGATGCTTACAGCAGATGGTACAAACCCCATGAACCCCTATGGTGCAAACGCATGGTTATTTCAAGGAATTAAAGGTACAAATAAAAGATAGATTGTATTTATGAATAACTGACTTTTCCAAAATTTCAGAGTATTTATAAAAAACTATAATAAATTATAAAAAATGGCTGGCGAAAACGAAAATAAAGGCACGATATACCAAGGACTAAATAAGATGCTGAACCTTGATGGATTTGGACATCAGGAATCTTCAGCGATTGCTCCTGTACCAACACTTCAAAAATCTAAAGTAGTAATTAAAGGTAGAACTCCTGAAGAAATTCAGCAAAAGGGTCTGGAGTTGGAGCAGAAAAAAGAACTCCAAAATAAATTCTTTAGGACAACCGATAGAGGTTTCCAGAAAGCACTACAATACGAAGCAGCCAGACTCCCAGCATATATTGATTATGAGGGTATGGAATACTACCCAATTATCAGTAGTGCATTGGATTTATTCATGGAAGAGGCAACTACCATTGGTATGGATGGAAAAATGTTAAACATCTACTCGAATAAAGACAGAATAAAGACAATATTAGAAGAATTTTTCTATGAGACAGTGAATGTTAACGTGAACTTACCATTTTGGGTAAGAAATACCTGTAAGTATGGTGATAATTTCGTTTTACTTTATGGTGAACGTAAAAAGGGTATTACTCATGTGAAACAAATGGTTAACTACGAAATTGAGAGGTTTGAGAGAATTCAGAACGGTAAACCACTGGTAAAATTCAAGGAAAGAATGACTGGTGATGAGTTCAACGTGTTTGAAATCGCTCACTTTAGACTTCTTGGTGATGACAAGTACCTACCTTATGGTTCATCAATCTTAAATAAGGTTCGTAGGGTATTCCGTCAGCTTGTAATGGCTGAAGATGCAATGCTTACCTATCGTATTATTCGTGCTGGTGAGAAAAAAGTTTTTAAAATCGATGTTGGTAACATTGATGAAGACGATATTGAAGAATATATCTACAAGGTAGCAACTGTGTTTAAGAAAACAGGAAGTGTTGCACCAAATGATGGTCAAATCGATTATAGATTTAATATTCTAGGTAATGATGAAGATTATTTCCTTCCCATGCGTAACGCAATGTCGCAAACGGGGATTGAGACACTCCCGGGTGCTCAGAATCTCGACCAAATACAAGATATTGAATACCTTAGAGACAATTTATTTACTGGTCTTGGTGTTCCAAAACCGTTCCTAAGTTTCCAAGATAGTGCAGGTGGTGGAAAAAACATGGCACAATACGATATCAGGTTTGCTAAGAAAGTAAATCGTATCCAACAGGCAATGATTCAAGAACTCAATAAGATGGCAATGATTCATCTTTATTTATTGGGTTATAGTGGTGAAGACCTGAGTGGTTTCCAACTCACACTTACAAATCCAAGTACTCAGCAAGAACAATTAAAAGCTGAATTACTGAGAGAAAAAGCACAAACATATACTGAATTAACACGTGCTGAAGGTGGTGTTGCTGCAATGTCACACACAAGAGCAAAACGTATGTTATTTAATATGAGTGATAGAGAGATTGTTGATGACTTGAAACAACAGAAAATGGAGAAGGTTGTTATGCAAGAACTTGCTGATTCACCTGTTACAATTAAGAAATCTGGTTTATTTGTTGATATCGATAAGAGATTCGGTGAACCAATAGAAGATATGGCTGCTATGAGTGGTGAGACTGGTGCTATGCCACCCCCAGAAGGTGGTGCTCCAATGGGTGCTCCACCAGCAGGTGACATGGGTGCTCCACCAGCAGGTGCGCCTTTAGGTGGTGACATGGGTGGTGGCGACTTAGGCGGTGCGCCTCTAGGTGGTGGCGGTGCGCCTCCAATGATGGAAGGTAAGATGACCGATGAACAATACAATAGTCTTATTGAGAAACTTGTATATGGTAGTAATCCTGAAGCAAAGCCAGAGAAAAAAGCTAGAGAAAAAGAAATCATTCAAGAGAATAATTATAAGAATGATTCTTTAAATAAGAATGCTCAAGCGATGATTAATGAGATTGATAGCTTAATTAAAAACAGTGAAAGATTTAACAGTCCACAAAAAAATGATGATGTAGAAGATGTTGAAATTGAGAATATTGAGGATTTGGATGTAGAAGATTAATTAAGGTGTATTAGTATTATCAAGCGTTTATAGTTAATTATAGTATTTATATTAAATTGAGTTAAATCATTATGGAAAACTTCAACATAGGAATCGTTAATTTATTGGTTTCAACCAAATTAAAAGAGGCATACTTCAAGGGTACTTTAATTGAAGAATCGAAGAATGTTACTTCTGAGTTTCTTAATGTAGTTAAGAGTTCACCATATCTGCAACTAGAGTTCAGAGTCTTCAATAGTATTGAAGGTAAACATATTGAAAGCGAAGTTTTGGCGAAAGATTATATTGATGACCAAATCGATTTGTTTGAAGTATATACTATTCAAGAGATTGATGCTGAACGTGCAAAACTAAAACCATTTATATCTGAAAATGTTCTTCCTGATGACGATAGAGTAAATCTTTACCAAGCGATTGATAGTTTGATTAATGAAACACTTGAAATTCATGAAAAGAAAGATATTGATAAAATGCATGAGTCAGTTGTAACTGTTCTGGAACACGTGAGAACCCCAAAGAAATCATTACTTGAAAACGTTGATATTGAATTAATTAATGAAGATGTTATTGAAATCGCAGTTAGTAAATTTAATGAGAAATACGCAGACCTCAATGAAACCGATAGAGACTTGTTAAAAACATTAATTAAGTCAACTGATGATAATAAGAAAAGTCTTCTGGAAACCATGAAAACTGAAACCATTACAATTTTAGAAAGCATCGATAAAGATGGTACTAAAGAATATCTGGAAAAAGCAATTCAGAAAATTAATGAAATGGTTTATACCAAAGAAAATGTCGATGACAATATCATTGGACTTCATGAACTAAAAAAAGAATTGGTTTAACCCAAGAACGGAGTATATTTCGTATCAAATGCATCCCTATTTTCTTTAGTCATATTCAATTCCCTATATCCGAAATTGTCGTATAGTGTTTTAAATATCCTGAAAACATAATTAATACCTTCTTGCTCATATGGTTTTCCATTTGGACTAGGTGGTTCTTTGCTGGCAGAAGCAATTGAAAGGGCGTAGGATGAACCTTTGACGTGAGCAGGTCCTCTATTATAACCAAACAACGCACAACTAGCAACACCATCACTTCTATCAGCCAAACGACTCATAAAAAGGCATTGTGCTTTAATAAAAATCTCAGGATTATCTATTATGTTCTGATGTAATTGTTGTCTATTGGTTTTTCCATCTGAGTATTTAACATAAAATGGTGTTTTAGGTTGATTCTTAACACCTATTGCTGAACTATATGTATATCCAACCAAATCTTTTGATATTGCCCGTCTTTCAGCGTCAGTAAAGTGACCATAACTGTTACATATAATATAATCGAATGTAGCAATTACTGTGAATTGATTAATACCACTTGCAGTACTTGTTCCAGCATAATTCCATATTTTGAGTCCAGATTCTGCCATTGCTTGTGCTATTAAAATATTTGTATTTACTTTAAATAGTG